GTGAAATACTCAATGAGCATCTTTATGCTCTTGTACAACCATTCTGCTAGACCTTTACAACTTTTCACAATTTCAGAGAAACTTTTCAGTCTAGTTGCAGTAGCCTTCAATTCGATGTCTGAACCAAACAGTCCTTTCGTCAGTGCACCAGTCATGGCTTCAAAAACATTCCTAGAGTCATGATCTGCTTGACATAGCCCACCATCAACTGGTGTTGTCCTCACTGAGAATTCGCGTGGGCGTAATTGCGGCCCAATGGTATTCATATACTTGTCTTCGTAGAATTGCTCAAATGCATCGTACGGATCTATTTCTGCTGGAACTTTCTTCGAGAATAGATTCTTGATGTTTTCTACCAATCCCATGACGTCTATGCTATCGACGTAATTAGCAAAAAATGCTGCTATCGCAAGTATTTTGTCACTCATATTAGCGTATTTCTTCATTTGAATGAGAAGTATGACAAGTCGAAGGATAAAGCTCTTGGCTTTCCCAATGCCTTCTGGTGCAATTATATCTGTCGCGATTTCTTTGCACTTTCCAAGAGTCAGGTTATGTCGTACATCTAGGCCTTTATCTATCAAGTCTGATACTTTTGACATCACTTTTTCTGCGTTTTCGTCAAAGGCCACCTTCAAATTGTCAATACTTTCTTTGTTCATACTTACCTCAAAAGGTAAAAGTTGAGCTGCTCCTCCATCAATTGCTAGTAAGTCTTTAACCACTTGTCTGGTGTCTTTGGAAGGATCATACTCACCCCAATCGGGTTCACTGTTTTCCCATTTCTTCAATCGCAAACGGTCCACTTCTTCAGAAAATTCAACTAACATCTTTTTCCTTGCTGTCAATTCACCTTGTGTCTTCACAAGTATCTTTGCTAACCTCCTCCTATATCTAGTGTGCATAGTCTGACGATGTTTTTCTTTCCTTTCCTGATCGAAATCCATGATACCAAATTCACTTGGTACCTTCGGCTTTGGATCTCTGCGACCAACCTCCTCTGTGATCATAGGACAAATACCTTGGTATTTCAAAAACCTACGTTCTTGGATTTCCAATTGTCTCCTTTTGAGACGGTTCTTTTTTGTCCCGTTCATCTTCACCTTCAAATTCCTGACATGTCGAGCATTTTGTCCTTTAAGACGTGGTAGCAGTTTCAATTGCTTCTTATCTTCGGTAAAATAAGATAGTCCTATATGACAGTATATATTGTCAATATCGATGTACTTCATCACCTCTTTGTGCTTTTTTGGTGTCACAAGAAACTTGTGTATCTTCGCATGTCGTTTGTCTGAACAATCATAGCACATGATGTGTGGCATTACAGCTCTAATATCTAGAATAACTTCTAAATCAAGCGGTATTTTCGGTATTTTCAAATATGCCAGGAATTTCTTTGGAAAGAACAAAAAATGTTCTTTACAGAA